TCGGCCAAATCCGCGATTCGTCCCAGGCGAAGAGAGCGATCAGCGAGAGGCAGAAATAGAGCCCGTAAACCTTGTGACGGGTCGAGAGTTCCATGAACTCGCGTCCCAGGGCGGCGGTCAGCAGTTGACGAACTTTTCCGACGATGTTTTTCTTGGCCTTTGTAATGTCCGGTAGTTGTGATACATAGCTCGGGGCCTTTTCAATACTTGTGTACATAGAGTTGAATTTTGAAATGGTTAAAATTGTTTTATATTTGCAATTACAAATGCGTTACTTTTGTAATTACAAATGCAAATATAGAAATATATTTCATAATATGAAACTTAAAAGTTCATAAAATGAAATATAATTTCAAATTATTTTGCAACAATCTGAAAATCAATGCCTAACTTTCTTATAGGCAAAAACACCAAGAAAAGATGACGCATCCAATAGTAGAGAATATCCGTAAAATTATAAGCGATAGGAAGATATCGCAAAAGGCGATGGCCGCATATGCGGGAACGAGCGCTTCGCAGTTCAGCAAGATTTTAAGCGGAGAGGTGCAATTAAGTTTACGCCAAATTTCAAATATTGCAACAAATATAGGTCTCCGTGAAATAGATTTATTCACTTATCCGGATATCTATGAAAAACGCCGAAACGGTGAAAATTTTAGTGATGAAGTTCGTGCTACGCTCACTATTGAATTGAGTCAAAGTAAAAAGGAGCAAGTGTTGAAATTGGTGTTCGGAGAGAATAATCTTGAAATCTTAAATAGATGAAATCATGAATGGATTTATTGAAGTAACAAATTCCGCTGCTCCATATCGAAAGACGCTAATCAATGTGGATTGGATAACTCGTGTCGAAGATGATACAAAGAACGTTACAATTTATTTGGCTGAAGAGTTTGAGCGTCCGGGAGTTGAAGATAGAAATGGTTTTGTGAAAATTGTTGTGTCTGAGACTTATTCAGAAGTTTTAAGTAAGATTCGCCGGGCTAAGATGTTGCGAGTACACAATAATTAGGTACAACTATTTGGTAGTGGATAATTTATCCACTACTATCCCGGGACAGATACGGGACAAAAAGGTGATTTTTAATAAATTTTTCGATTTGTATGTCGTTGAAAATCAGTTGACAATTCTGCGAGAAAAAGGGCTCATTAAATCCCCTATCCACTACTGAGATTCTCGCAAGTTATTGGTAATCAATATATTGCGAGAATTTTCGTAAATATGCCGGGACAGAAACGGGACATAGTTTCTTCTTCTTGGCGGGCTGATTTTCAATGATATACATTTTTACTTCGGTGAAAATGTAAAAAAAATGTTGTCAGTTGAAACTGCGCGAAATTCCGCGCTAAACGAAATTCTTTCTTTCACTTATCCGAAACTACACACCGGCTCCTGCTGGTTCATTTCCTTTTATGCATTCGACCCGGCGAAGGGTGAAATGCGGCGCAAACGGATCAAGATAAATTCGGTGGGGAATGCCTCACAGCGCCGGCGGTATGCTGCGCAAGTTTGTCATCGTCTTTCTACGAAACTCGAAACGGGGTGGAATCCGTGGGTGGAGGCAGAGGCGGATTATACCTATAAACTATTTTCGGATGTATTGGTGCACTACCGAAATTACCTCCGGAAGTTACAGGATGACGGTGTTCTCCGAAAATCGACCGTACATGGCTATAATTGTTCGGCGGGTATCATGGAACGCTGGAATGCGCAACAAGCATCGCCCATTCGTTATGTCTATCAGTTCGACCGTTCGTTTTGTGTGCGCTTTCTGGATTACGTCTATGTTGAACGGGGCAATTCGCCGACTACGCGCAACAACAATCTGGCGTTTCTCCGGGAGTTCTCGTCATTTCTGGTTCAACACTTATATCTGAAAAGTAAACCGACGGAAGGGCTGAAGAGTATCGGAAAGGGTGCTGGCAGTAAGAACCGGACGGTCATCGCGCCGGCGGATATGCAACGTCTCCATGACTGGCTTGACGCACACAACCGGCCGTTCCTGCTGGTCTGCTATTTCCTACATTATATGCTTATCCGTCCGAAGGAGATATGTCGTCTTCGCTTGCAGGACATTAATGTCGCTAAACAAACGGTCTATATTGACGGCCAGATTTCGAAAAATAAAAAATCGGGGGTGGTTACGCTTCCGACGCCGATTCTGGAAATGCTCGTCGATTTGGATTATTTCAATGCTCCGACTTCGTATTATATTTTCTCTACCGGGTTCCGGCCGGGGCCTAAGTTGTGCAGCGAACGGAGTTATCGCCACTATTGGAATAACGAAATTGTTCCGGCGTTGAAATTCCCGAAGGAATACAAGTTCTATTCGCTGAAGGATTCGGGTATCACGGATATGCTTCGGTCGGGACTTGACCCTCTTTCCGTTAAGGAGCAGGCGCGGCACTCGTCGCTTCAGATTACGGATGCCTATACACCACGGGATGTTTTGAACGCTAATCCACGCCTTCAGAGTTACAAAGGTATCTTATAAGTGGAGAAGAGGGCGGTCAACACCGTCCTCTTCTCTTTTTGGGGTCTCAATCGGTTGAGATTTGCTGTTATGCGAAATATTTGTTTTTGAGAGCAATTAGTTTGTCCCAATACGTGACTATCAGTCCGTCCATGTGGTAGTGGTATTCCCCTTTGTAGTTGGGTATTCCTCCGAGCCGATTTGCCGACCTCTCGGTATAAAAATGGTAGTAGTTAGCCGCGCGACAGAAAAGGCAATGCAGGCCGCTCGGAATGGCGAATACGGGCAGCCACAGCCATCCCCACCGTTTCGATTGTCTGACATGGCCGAACTCGTGATCGTATACGGGTTCTCGGGCTATGTTCTTGGGAGAGATAAAAACATAGCGTCCCATCGTCATTCCTCCCCGGACGTGCTTCGTTGCGTAGAACACCGCCCCGCCTTGCTTGGTGATCTTCACGCGGTCGAAGCAGAATGCCAAGTACACAAGGCCGATTAGGTTCTGCGGGAGCTGCCATAGGTAGAGCAACACCGCCCATACGATTCTCAGAAATTCTTTCATCGTGTTTTCTTGGTAAATTGGATGTATTCAGTATAAACGATCTGTGTGTGCGGGTTCGACGACACGACCTCCTGCCGGATTGCTTTCGTGCCCCAGCGGATAAATAGGAATCGCCGCGGAACCCGGTGTACGATTTGCCGGAGGGTGTCGATGCTTGTAACGTGGCAGCTCACCGAATCGGTCCGGATTATGCCGTCTACGCTCACATGCCGATCCGCCCATCTGAAAATCTTCGCTTCGGGGACTTTCGGCAGTCCGGAGAATTCCCGATCGAGGGCGGCCTTTACCGAATCGGCAGCCCTTCGCACCCCTGCACCATATTTCTCCCACGCTGTCGGCTGCGGACCTGCGGGTTCCAGGGGCGCCGTGATCTGCACTTCGGTCCGCGTGGCCGTCGTGGCCGCCGCCTCCAGCCGCCGGACCTTGATCCGCAGCTCCCGGACTTGCGCGGTCAGTTGTGCGTTGTAGCGTTCCATCTCCGACGCCCTGAGTTCGAGCACTTGCCGGGATGCGGCGTGTTTTCCGCTCTCGGTTCGATAGAACTCCACGCTGTCGGTCAAGACCTCGTTGTTGGACTGGACGCGCCTGCGCTCGGCCCGTTCGCCCCGCAGGCGGACCGTTTGCAACCATAACAACCCGCCTATCACGAGCAGGGTGATAATCAGAATGCGTTTCATAGTACCTGCCAGTCGTCAGCGAAAATATCCTCCCATGTGGGGATGTAGGACGTTGCATGGGATTTCGAGCAGTCGTCGTTTACTTCGATGATCAGCACCTGGTCGTGATACGATATGCTGCCGTCCCCTATTGTTCCGATAACAGCTTTCGCACGATCCGGTAAACTGGTCATGCGGGGAACGACTTCCGCTGGTACTGTCTGCGGAATCTGTTTGACGATGAACTTACCAGCCCATGCAGGGCTTGAATAACGGCTGAACGCCTCTCCCTCGTTAAGCCGATCGATGATTTCGGAGAATTTCATACGTTTTGATATTTAAGTTAGAGTAAACCTTCTGTCTTTGCGATCCGCGCCACGTTGTCGATCACCGAGGCCATCACTTCGGCATAGTCCGGCGCCGTGGCGTACTTCGCACCCGTCCCGTCCATCAGCCGGCGGGCAAACTCTTTCGGATCATCGCGGTAGGGCCACGCATCGGCATAGCCCGGTTTGCGGAGCAGTTCCAGGTGATTGTCGAGACATTCATCCAGCGACGCGAAATTTCGGAAATACCGGTAGACGCGGTATTTGTATTTTCCGGGGGCCACTTGCTCGACCGATACGACCCGTTCCGGGGCCTTGAACTTCACATTCGGGGTCTTGAAATATTCGGTCGTCAGTTCCAGCGACACCGGGCCGGTCCAGCTGCTGCCCTTCGTGATCCCGAAGATGTTGTTGCCGACGCCCTTTATCTTCCATCCGGTTTCGAGGGCTGCCTGCGCCGTCACGAAAAGCGGATGCACTCCGCCGGAGCGATACAGCCGGGCCGCCGCGGGGTAAATCTTCCGGACAAATTCGATCTGTTCTTTTTTCGTTGCCATTTTTTTCGGTTATATTATAAAGCCTCGTTCGTTCCGTCCAAATATCGCTTCGCCTCGCCGACGGAAACATTCATTTTGCGAGCTACTTCTCCGGCGAGCACTTCGCGGAATATTCGCAGGAACCGCATTTTCGGGTTTACGATCAGGGCCGAACCAGCCATCGACCAGAGTTCGACCAGACAGATCAGGGTGCATATCGTCACTACTGCGATTTGCGACTCTATCCCCGCCATCCGCTCGATCAGGATGAACCCTACGATCACCGAGGCATATAGTGCGAGTTTGGACAGCATTCCATGCCGTCCGAGCTCGGAGAGCGCAAAATGCCCGCGTTTGATCTGCGCGGCAATTCCCCAGACGGTGTCGAGGACTACGCAGACGATTACGGCGTTGATGGCCCCTTCGTATCCGGCGAAGAAGTTCGCCACGAAGACGCACATGGCGACGCACCATCCTTGAATCGTCTGGAATATCTCCGCCAGTTTGCAACCCATGTTCAGGACAGTTCCTGCGAATTTTCCGGTCATGCTTGTTTTTGTCGTTGTTTCGGTTTGCGCCCCGGGCGCCGGTCAGAGCCCCCGGGGCAATAGGGTTTAATGTTTTAGAACTAAACTAATTCCGCCTCGATGTTTCCGGAGGCAGGGATCGGTCCGAACCAACATTCGCCGTTGTTGCTGGCTTCGATATAGAACCGCTCACCTACATGGTCTGTTAACTCTTGGCCTATCATGCTGGATAATTCGTTGAACGAGACTCGAACCGTCAGATCGTCTAATACATCGAACCAGCCAAGCCACGAAGTAGTGAGTTCGAACATAAGCTCTATATTTTCGCCAGCTTCAACTCCGCATGCGTGCACGTCGATGATGACCTCCCTTACGTCAGTCCCCCCCCCGACTGGGAGATCGAGATCGTACACTGTACGGACTCGTCTTCGGCCAAAGACAGCGTGACAGACCCGCTGCGGAGCAATCCCGTATTCTGGGGCACCTCGATCTGTATGGTTCCCGAGGTCTCCGTCGCTTGGGTTTCTGCGGCCTCTTCCCCTACGATCTGCGCTGAAAGGAACTCCCCTGCGATTGCCGCGATCTGCGGTGTTCCGTTCGTCGTGTATGCGAGCTCCAGCATCTGCGCCGTCGAGTCGAGCGAATGGCTTGTGACTGCGAATCCGTCGCCGGTCGCCGTCTTTCCGTCCACGGTCAGGAAGTATTCGTCCGGAACCTCCGGTTCGTCATCAGCTACCCCCCCCCGTGGTTATCTCCTCGATGATTTCCGTGATCACGACGGTCGTATCCGAAGAAGAGTCCGTCAGCCTGATACTGAGCGTATCAAAGGCAGCTTCTCTATAAGGATTGTTGTCTTCGGTGGGGTCAACATAATTAGCTGTAACCACAAGTGAGGTGTTGGCCGTCAATGACCGTCTGACAATGCCCGAAGCTATAAAGTTTATGCCGTCGGACAACAGACACCCGCATGTCTCGCATGAAAATGCGTATGCTGCATTGGCATTGCCAACGTATCCCCGGATAATATAATTCGGTTGGTTAGAAAACGCCCGCATGGGAACGGTGACATTCTTATACTGAACCCCGTCCCACGTTATACCGGAGGCTACGACAGTTCTGCCGCTTCCGCTTTCCGAGGAACCTCCCGGGGTGTAAACGGCCCAGTCTCCGGCACTGGCGACTCCGCCGACCCCCGGTCCTCCGGATATATGGGCGTATGCCATGCTTTTTTCCTCCCCGTCCGTCCGAAAAGCAAGCAGTATGCCCTGACGGTAGGTGTCGTCTTCGGAGCCCTTTATGGCGATGTAGATGCCATCGACGCGCTTCGCCATACCTCCGAAAGGACCATAGTCTCCATCCACGACCGACCCGTTGGCATACCACGTCACGATGGCCCCGGCCGGAACTTTGTTGAGCGATGTGAGGTCGTAAATGGCGCCGTATTCGCTGATTTCAACGGGTTCGTAAGTCGCAGCTTCCCCGGAGCCGCCCGTCGTTCCGCTTTGGGCATACCCGAGGTTGTTCCACGATGTTGTTCCGTCCCCGAACTTGAACTTGCGGGTATCGCTTTCGACGCCGATCTCTCCGCGCAGCAATACGGAGTCCGCGGGGCGCCCCTTTGCCCCCGGGCTGGCCCCGCTATACGCA